TTTTTCGCCTTCTTTGGAAATAAGCCAGGCGTATGCTTCCTTTAAGTCATCCATGCTTTTTACTTCTATATAAGGAATGCTTGCATCTTTTATTGATAATAAGCCCCCTTCTGCACTGATAATGACAGGGTTTGGCATAGTAGTGGATAGTGTTGTCTTACCAACACCTGCATGACCGTACACCAATATCTTTACACCGTCAGAATGCGCGTCCGCTGTGTTTTTTAAGTCTATCGACATCTTGTTCACCTCTGTTATGAGCAGGTTGGAAAATTCCGGTTAGCTCTTGAGTACCATTATAACTAAAAAAAATAAAAAGTAAACATTTTTTTGTAAATAAGCTATAATGATTTAGTGTTTACTTAAATGAGGGTTATAAAATGATGGAATTAGAAGAAATACGAAATAAGCTACAAGACAGAAGAGTTCTCATGGTTGCAGAGGCAACGGGGCTGCACTTCAACACGGTCAGGAATGTGCGGGACAATGTAAATGCCAATCCTACTTATAATGTGATGGTGTCACTCTCAAAATATCTAGAGGAAAAATATGACTGATATAACGGGGATAACGAATGGGCCTTTTACTCTAGAAGATAAGTTTATAGAGAGCCCAGAAAACCAACTCAGAAATGCCATGCTAGATGCTGGGATTGAACCCCCTAGAGCACTTTATCTGGATGGCAATATCCACCGCTTTAGTACGAATTCAAAGGGACAGTCAGGCCATGGAGACAAGCCAGGATGGTATGTTTGTTTCAGTGACTCTATTCCTGCCGGACGATTTGGGGACTGGCGATCTGGTATTGAAATGTCATTTCGTGGCGATATTGGCAGGAAGTTTACTGTTGCTGAAGAGATGGTGCATGCCCGTAGACTCTCAGAAGCAATGGCGCAGCGTGATCTGGAGCGTGATAAAAAGCACGAACTGACAGAAAAGGTTGTTGAAAAGATTTGGGATAATTGCCTTGAATCCGACCCACAGCACCCTTACTTACAGAAAAAACGCATCCAAAGTCACAGATCAAGAGTGACGGGCGATGGTCGTTTAGTTGTTCCCTTGCGAGATATAGATGGTGCGATCTCAACCCTTCAATATATCTCAGGCGATGGCTCTAAGCTCTATCACAAAGGTGGTTCGACCTCCGGTAAGTTTTGGACAATCGGGAATAACGACAACTTTAAAACCCTGTACATCGCTGAAGGGTTCGCAACAGCAGCGACTATCCATGAGCAGACCGGTGATAACTGTATTGTTGCCTATTCTGCATCTAATCTCGTGCCTGTAACAGGTTTGATTAGAGAAAAGTATGGAATAGCACTGGAAATAATTATCATCGCTGACAACGATGCTAGTGGAGTAGGGATGAAATATGCAGAAAAAGCTAGTGCCACACACGGGGCTAGAATTGTCATGCCCCCCAATGAGGGTGATGCCAACGATTTTGTCAATGCGGGTGGTGATTTCATGAACCTGGTGTCACCAAGGTCAGATGAATGGCTTGTCCCAGCAGACGATTTAAGTGCGCAACCCGCTCCATTAAAATGGATGGTGAGGGGCTGGATACAAGAAAATGCGCTTATCATGGTGCATGGCCCGAGTGGTGGCGGAAAGACATTCATGGTGTTAGACCAGTTATTATCTATTGCAGCAGGATTGCCAGACTGGGCAGGGTGTAAAGTGAAAGCTGGGACCGTGGTTTACTTTGCGGGAGAGGGTCACCACGGTTTGCGAGGTAGAATTGCAGCTTGGAAACACCATAACATCGTAGATACGTTGGATATGTGGGTCAGCAAAGACGGTTGTGATCTGAATACACCTACTGGCTATCAGCGCGTCAGAGAGAGTCTTATAAAATTAACATCACCTCCTAAAGTCATTGTCTTTGACACACTACATCGTTTTTTATTAGGTGACGAGAACTCTGCACAGGACGCTAAAACAATGCTGGACGCTTGCAGTTTATTAATGAATGAGTTTCTCTGCTCTGTGATATTAGTTCACCATACTGGCGTGTCCTCGGAAGCACAGCACAGGGCTCGTGGCTCTTCTGCCTGGCGCGGGGCATTGGATATAGAAATCAGTATTGTGCCAGGGGATGAGGCCAGTCCGATGGAAATACACCAGAAAAAATCAAAGGACGCTGAGCTTGCGCATTCTATTTACGCTAATTTAGAAGGCGTGGATATACCAGGCTGGCGAGATGAAGATGGCGAGCAAGTATCCAGTGCCGTTTTAGATATTGTGGCAAACCCTAAAGAAGGGAAAAAGCAAGACCGGATGAAAGACAAAAAAGAAGAAAATCTCAATAAATTTAAAAAGTATGTTGAGAGAGCATTTTTTGCCAGTCATTGTGAGCTAAGAGATGGCCTTCCCTATGTGAGCAGATCGGCGATTCTTGAACTGTTAACCAAGGATAAAATTGGAAGTGAGCGAACCATTGAGAACTGGATGTGCCCTGGAAGGAAGGGATCAATGATAAATGTTCTCATCGAAAATGAAGATATTACACCTTTTGAGCAGGGTTATAAAGTCACCGGAGTGGAGCTTTCAACCCTATTACTATTATTAATGTAGGGTTGAATATGGGTAAAAAAGGGCTAAAAACCCCCTCAAAACGTGTTTAGGGGGCGTGTTAAAAAATAAGGCTGTTAAGTGGCCTATTTTTAGGAAAACCCCCTTGTACCCCCTCATGGAATTAAACTCTGGAGGCACTATAAATACTGGAAACCCCCTCACCCCCTCTTTAAAGAAACGCGCACAGGGGGTCAAAATTGACAAAGACAGTCAACAACCCCCCCCCTACTCTCTCCTACTTAAGTAGGAGAGATAGGAAGGGGGTTTGATTGTGGGGCTTTTGTAGAGGCTTATCAATGTTTAATTAAAATAATACTTTACTTTTATTTTTACTGTAGTATACTAGAACCGTACCAAGAAAAAACCAACTAACAACAACCGAGGAAACAGAATGAAAAATGTAATCAAAGCAGCCATCGTAATCGCAATGATCTCATCAGCACCAGCAGCACAATCCGGTGATTATGAGAACGATTATTATCAACGCCAAATGTTAAGAGCTGTACGACAAGGAAATGCAGACAGAAGAAGGGAAGCAATAAATCGGAGGTCGGCCCAAATCTCTCGAGACAACAAAGCTGCCGATAGAGAAAGAAACCGCCGACAGGGATTGGGATTTCAAAATCAAAGGTATTATAATCCGAATCGTTATACATGGTGATCAAAAGCGACAAATAATAATTAAAATAATTTTGAGGATATAAAAATGAAAACAAATGTTAGCAAAAATGATTTTGTAGATAGCGAACCGTTAGACTGTTTCAGTTACGAGGCCAGAATCGCGCTGTGGGAGTATTTTGAAGAGTATGAGTATGGTACAGGCTATGAACTGGATTTCGACCCTGTAGCGATACGAGGTGAGTTTGTAGAATATTCAAGTATTGAAGACTTTTGGGAAGATTATAGCAGAGATGAATATACCACCTTACAGGCCCTAATGGATTACACCACGGTTATTGAAGTTAATGATAGTTGTTTCTTAATTGAGGCATTCTAAAGATGAGAATTAAACACGACTATGTACACTTACCTACCTATTCTGAGCGTTTTAAGCTATCTACAAGGCTTTTTCAGCGTCTAGCTAAAGTTCGGCAAGGGATTTTTATTTTCGTGGCTATAACGCTAATTTTGGCTGGCGAGTCAATTGCTGATGTATTGGCTGACTGGATATTAATATAATGTTTACAGAAATACCAGCTTCTCCTCGAAGCATTGCACAGAGAAAGCCTGTTTACGGCATTGGTACTAATGATGCTGATTACCTTACCAAGATAGAAAGAAATGGTAAGCGATACATGTGCCCTTTCTATACCAAATGGAAAGGCATGCTTGAACGCGGGTATTGCCCTAAGCTCCATAAACAACAACCCACTTATGCTGATTGCTCTGTTGCAGAAGAGTGGCATTTATTTAGCACCTTTAAAGACTGGATGCGGTCTCAAAACGGTCTTGGTCTTGAGCTGGATAAGGATATTCTGTTAATTGGTAATAGAATTTACTCACCTGAGACCTGTTGCTTTGTTACTCGACAAATAAACGGCCTTCTTAATGATCATGCCGCTGCGCGGGGTGAGTCCCCCCCAGGCGTTTGCTGGGATAAGAAGGCAAGTAAGTACCGGGCTCAGATAAGAATTCACGGTAAAAAAACGTTTATAGGACTCTTCACTACCGTTGAAGCGGCTGAGCAGGCATACAATGCAGCTAAAAAAGCATATATCATCGCGTGTGCTCAAGATCAACTACCGCACATAAAAGCGGGTTTATTAAGACATGCTGAGAGGTACACATGAAATATCCTATTCAATTTGAAACGCTTGGGGAGAAGCTTCTCTATTTCGTATCTGAATCTGAACCAAAAAGAAGAGAAGAAATAGAAATTCAAAAATATAAGCTTACGAGTCTTAAACAAGAAACATGGAACAGTATTAGTAAGGGTCTTATTGCTGACATCGGAGGGTATTTGTACCTTAGCGAGCATGGAAGAGCAAAACTGGAAGCGATAAAAAATAAAGATATGACTAAATTCAGTCAAAAACGTGTGCTTTCTGCTTTCAGGCTGCACGATAACTTTACTATTAGAGATGTTCTCTACCAGCTACATGTAGAAGAAACCCCGGTTAGGATGAACACTGTCAGGACCAGACTACGTGCGCTGATAGGTCTGGGGAAAATAGTGCGTGTGGGCGTTGGTGAGAAGAAGCAAATCTTGTATGCCAAGGCGACTACCGATAAGGGGCGAGAAAGGCAAGACTCTGCCGGTGTACAATTGAGAATCAGGAAAGAGGCACAAACTAAACAACGTTTAATTATTAGAGATTTTCAGATCGCATTGCCTGGTACACTCACAGCAGAAAGAGGCGGGTGCGGAGAAATAGTAATGAGGAGAAAAATTTATGGATAATCGAGATATGGTATTGACCACTATTTTTGTATTGTTAATGCTATTAATATTCGTCCCTCATGATTCTAGAGCATCAGAATCTGGCAGCAAGGATTTGAGCCGCCAAAATATCATTGACAGAAAATAAAAGTGGTGATAATATCAAAGGTAATTAACTTCTCCTCGATGTTGATTTAGTGACCCCTCTGGCCGAACCAAGTTTTAAAGCTTGTGTCTCGGCCTTTTTTTTGATATAAATAAACTATGAATACAAAATTAGAGATAATTTACAAGTCAGAGACTGACATCACGCCATATATCAATAACACCAGGACTCACAGCCCTGAGCAAATAGAGCAGATAAAAAGCAGTATTAATGAGTTCGGCATGTGTTCTGCTATCGGAATTCACAATGGCTCCATAGTCTATGGACATGCACGATTCATCGCCCTCAAACAACTTGGTTATACCGAGTTCCCCACGCTAGACCTGTCACACCTCTCCGATGCCCAACGAAAAGCCTATATCATTGCTGATAATAACCTGGCGATAAATGCTGGCTGGGATAATGAGCTATTGAAAATTGAACTGGGTGGATTGGAGGACCTTGAATTTGATGTAAGATTGCTCGGATTTGATGATGGGTTTATGAGCGGTCTAAACTTAGAGGTAGAACATGGTACTACTAATGCAATGGATGAATGGACAGGAATGCCAGAGTTTACACAAGATGATAAAACATCCTTCAGGCATTTAACCGTTCATTTTGCGAATAATGATGATGCTAATGAATTCTTTAGCATTATTGGTCAAAGTAATACAGACAAAACAAGATCAATTTGGTTTCCAGAAGCAGAGATAGAAACGACAGCAGATAAAGAATATTCATAATGAATCAGTTCCCAATATACATTCCCAGTAAAGGAAGAAGTGAGTATATGGTGACAAGTAAAGCACTGACCAGAATGGGAGTGGATCATTATGTTGTTGTAGAACCTGTAGAACGCCCAAAGTATCTAGCAGCAATAAAGAAAATGAAGCTGAAAGCTAGTATTGTTGATCTTAATTATTCGTTTAAAGAGGATTATGAGCTTTGCGATAATTTGGGTCTAGAGAAAAGCACTGGGCCTGGACCTGCTAGGAATTGTGCGTGGGATCACTCCAAAAGAAATGGTTTTTCACATCACTGGGTGATGGATGATAATATAGCAGGATTTAATCGGCTGAATAAAAACCTTAAAGTGCCTTGCAGAACTTCAGAATTGTTTACTGCAATGGAGGATTTTATATTACGTTATAAAAACATCGCGATGTCTGGGCCAAACTATTTCTTTTTTTCACCCAGAAAAGTAAAGCAAGAGCCATTTGTAACAAATACACGCATATACTCATGCAATTTAATCCGTAACGATTTGCCATTCAGATGGAGAGGCCGATACAATGAAGATACTATACTCTCACTAGATATGCTAAAAGCAGGATGGTGTACGGTTCAGTTCAATGCATTCTTACAAGATAAAATGCAGACCCAAAAATTAAAGGGTGGTAATACATCTGAATTTTATCATGCAGAGGGAGTAGTTGAAGAAGGAAAGAAATATTCAGACACTGGCACAATAGCTAAGTCAATGATGCAAGTAAAGGTTCATCCGGATGTTTCTAAAATAGTCCATAAATTTGGTCGTGTCCATCACCATGTTGATTACAGTTCCTTTAAAAATAACAAATTAATCAAATACGATAATGCAGTGATAAGGGATGGTATTTATAATTATGGGATGGAGTTGAAAAAGAAAAATGGTTAAAAAATACACTAAAAGAAAGGAGGGCGCGATATGACCAAAGCAGTAGGAAGGCCACTGATTAAGATAGATTGGGAGCTGGTGGATAGAATGTGTGGTATCCATTGTACCGGTGAAGAACAAGCAGGGATGTTGTCGATTGATTATGATACTTTGGATCGTGCTTGTCAGCGTGAAAAGGGTGTAAATTTTGCGGAGTATTTCAAGCAAAAGAGTGCTAATGGTAAGATGTCATTGAGGCGCAGGCAGTACACAGCAGCGATGGAAGGGCAACCGACCATGATGGTGTGGCTAGGTAAACAGTGGCTAGGTCAGACAGATAAGATAGAGTCTGATTTGAATGTTTCAGGTGGACTCAAAATTAGCTGGGACGAATGACCCCTGTTAAAATACCCTTTAAACCAAGACATCAACAGAAAGATTTATATGTCACATCAAAGCGTTTCAATGTCAACGTATGCCATAGACGCTTTGGCAAGACAGTTTATGAGATCAACAAACTAATCAGAATGGCTCTGACTTGCGAGCTTCATAACCCACGTTATGCTTATATTGCTCCTTTTTATCGTCAGGCAAAGAATGTCGCATGGGATTATCTAAAGCACTTTACTAGGCCTATCCCTGGTACTGTATGGAATGAGTCTGAGTTAAGAGCAGACTTACCTAATGGTGCACGTATTACATTATATGGTGGTGAGCCAGATAATCTGCGTGGTCTATATCTTGATGGTGTTGTTCTTGATGAGTATGCACAAATCAACCCGAGAATGTGGGCTGAGGTCATAAGGCCCGCACTGTCTGACCGTAAAGGATGGGCTGACTTCATCGGTACGCCACAAGGGCATAACAACTTTTACGATCTTTATCAGCACGCACTAAGCGATGAAGACTGGACAGCCAGGACATTCAAGGCAAGTGAAACAGGCATTGTAGATAGCGAAGAGCTGGAAGCTGCTGCAAAGGATATGACGCCAGAGCAGTATGATCAAGAATTCGAATGCAGTTGGTCGGCAGCTATACGCGGTGCTTATTACGGAAAGCTGATGACTGAGATGGAAGATGACGGTAGAATCTGTGCTGTCCCTTATGATCCTACGATGCGAGTGATAACTTCATGGGATTTGGGAATAAGTGATGCTACTGTTATTTGGTTTTGGCAAGTTTCGCGCACAGAAATAAGAGCGATCAATTGTCTATCCTTTCAAGGGGCTGGATTGCCTGAGATTATTAAGATTGTAAACTCAATGCCCTATGATTATGTACAGCACATCGCGCCACATGACATCGCAGTCAGAGAGCTGGGCAGTGGTAACAGCCGGATAGATATAGCACGTGATCTGGGTATCAAGTTTGAGGTTGCGAAGAAAACATTTGTGGCTGATGGAATCAATGCCGTTAGGATGATACTCCCGAAAGTCTGGATTGATGCTGAGAAATGTAAGACGGGTATCGAGGCGTTAAGACTTTACAGGACAGAATTTGACGATAAGAAGATGGTGTTTAAAGACAATCCATTGCACGATTGGTGTTCAGACTTTTGCGATTCAGTTCGTTATTTCGCAGTGACTCGGCACAAAACAGAACAGTTCTCAGGCGATGACTGGAATGAATCAATC